CGCCGACCAGATCCAAAGACTTTTGTCAAGTCCTGGTCTGGGCGTGTCGTTTAGAAAGGTGGTTCGTTCTTTTCTATTTCTTCTCTAAGTCTTGCGTTCTCTCTCAAAAAGAAAAACAAAGCAGCTGCTTGAGTTCCAACAAAAACAACAATCAACGAAAAAATTACCGCAATCATTATTATCAAATCCATTTTTATTTCTCCTCTGGTGTTGTGAATAGTTGGCTAACATCTTCAGTTAGCATTAGGTCAATTTGGAAAATTAGTTGCTCTAGTTCACTTGTTGTCAAAGTAGCCATTCCACTCTTCTTCTCTATCTTCACATTCTGATAACGCAATCCTGTATGCGATTGGGTCGCAGTTCTTTAGCATTTGCGAGGGACGCAATTCAACACCAGCAATTTGGTAAGTTGGGTAAACATCATCTAGCCAATCATCAAATTCTTCTTCAGTCATTTTCACTCTCCATTTCTTCTACAATCTTAGCAATTCTCTTAGCCTCTGTCAATGGAACATTTGGCATTAGTAGTCCAACCATGTATGGGTAGGCGTGCTTTCTTTTAGTCTGAAGAACTTTTAGAGTGTCCTCTAGTAGTTGGTGAGCTTCTCTGTTGTAGTACATTTTTATCCTTTCTAATTACTTATACCCTAGCATGACCCTCTGACATTTTAGGCATACACTCCAACAGTAGCCCAAAACTCTTTTGAGTTAGGTGAGTAGCCATTAGTAGAAACTCTAACCGCATACACATACGCACCTGGAAAGTGAACATCTCCCCTAGATTTAGCCTCCAAGATAGTTCCGTATCCTGTTCTAATTCTTGAGTGATACTCTTTTCCAATTAGCAATTCGCTAATGTTGTTCATTTCCATTTTGTATTTATTCATTTATTTATTTCCTTTTCTTTCTAGTAAAAATCATTAGGGTCTAGGTTTAGGTAGTCAATCGCATTTTCCAACGGCATCATTCCGTCATACTCATTACAGTTGTGGCAAACAATCGTGTCGCTAGTGAAAACACTCTCGCAGTAAACACACATTTTATCCATTTGTTATTTCCTTTCTTTAGTAATTCTAACTTAGCATAACCCTACGACATTATAGACAGTTTTGCTAAACTATCCATAGTGCCAGGAAACATCTCAATTTTTCTAGCCTTACAAAAAGCTAGGGTGTGGGTAGTGTCCCAAGCCTTCTTCATTTTGTAATAAGTGCCAACCTGCTTTTCCTCAAAGCCACAGCCCTTACAAGTCCAGATTCTCATTCCTACATTACTCATTTATTCCTACTTTCTATCTACTTATAACCTACCATAACCCTACGACATTTATGGGACATTTATGGGCGTGTCGCAAAAGTTTTTCTACAAAGTTTCGGGGGTTTTTTTGTAGGAAACGTAAAGACTTCCTTAAAGTTATCCACAGAGTTATCCACAGTTCGCCGACATTTTTTTTGATCAATGTCAAATCAACACGCCGTTAGAACGGAGGTTTATTTTTCCAGAGACCTTTGCGGTATCCAACACCGTGAGCCCATAGATAAACAAATCCAGCGATAGCCAAATCAACAAGCAAATTGAATCCGTTATAAAAAATCATTTGTTGTTCTCCTCTGCGATTGTAGAAACAATTTTGACAATTCCTGAAATTGCCTTATCGAACTCTTCCCAAGTCTCGAATGTTAGTTCTATCATTTTGTTATCCTTTCTATTTGTTATTACTCTATCACTAACCACTGACATTTTGTCTTTGGCGGTATTCTTCATTCATCTTCTGAATCATTTCATTCCAACGCTTTACACTTTCAGCGGTGATTTGTTCATCAGTGAAATAGTATTGACTAGCCAAAGCCTTTTCATAGCGTTCTTCATCACGCTGAATGGCAGAGCCATCATCACTAAACCTAGCGGTGTGAGTATCAGTTTTTAGTCTAACTAAAGCCTCAAACATTTCATTCATTTTATTCATTTATTTATCCTTTCTATTTATTCTAATTCTAACTAATTACATTCGCCATAAGCGTCATAACACAATTCGCAACACTCTTGAGCGAATTCTTCTACATACACTCTTGGAGTGTGGTTATCGCAAATCTCGCAAAATGCTACATCTAATACTAAGTTCATCATCTGAACTCCTTTCTTTATTTCTAATTTATCTTTCATACTTATAACCTATCACAACCCTCTGACATTTTGGGTACATTTTTAGGCGTGTTGCGTACAAACTTTTTAGGGGTTTTTTGTAGGTTTCCATAAGAGTTATCCACAGCCTGTGGAAAACGCCGACCCTATTTCTAGGGGTATGTCAAGTAGACACGCCGTACTGATCTATATTAGTAGGCTCTATTCCATAGGGATATAACTACCCTGCTAACCAAGCCAGCTACTAGTATGGAGGTTATTACTGTAAGCATTAGTTATCTTCTTTCTTTGAATCAATGTAGGTAGCTACCATTAGGGCAGTCATCATTAGCATACCAATAGCAAAGGCTATTACTCCAGCGTATACATCTACGCCTAGAATGTTTACTGTTATTGTCATTTATTATTATCCTTTTGTTTAGTTAGTTATACAGTAGCATATACTACTGACATTTATTAGCTTAGTTTATTTCACCATAAGCTTCATAGCAGTACTGGCAAGCAATCTCGCCTTCAACCTCTACAGTTGGTACATAGTTATCATCTATTTCACAAAACTTGAAATCAATCATTTTTGTTATCCTTTCTATTTATTTCTATTTATCTTTATATATATAACCTAACATACACCTATGACAAAGTCAAGGCGACACGCCGTGTGTGCTCACTATTTTTTATAACATTTTTATTACAAAACCTGCATCATACATCTCCACAAAATATTCAGATTTTTGTTAATTTGAATTTAAAAATTTTTTCAGATTTCCAGGGTATCCAAAGGTGTATAATTAATCATGGCAGCAATAGAAGGCACAATAATTTTCTTGATGTTATTCGCTATTGCCATGCTGATCAAATACAGAGACAGGGACTAATCATGGATGAATGCAAGTGTTCAAACTGCCCATGCGGCAAGAAGAACTAATATAAAGGTTTGGTAAAAACCAGGGTATCTAGCGGATCCCAAACTCTTTAAGCTTAATATGTACAAGCTTAACAGAGATAGACAATTCGTTAGCGATCTCTCCAACTTCTTTTCCTTGGACCACATATGCGTTATATAGCCAGTCTTTGTCGTTGTGAGGTTTGGTGTTTCTTAATTCGATGAGTTCAGTATTTTCCATAAATGAATGTTATCATACGTTTAAAGGTTTGTCAACTATTTCGGGGAATATCAAGAGCGAAGCTCTCGTTGGCCATCAAACCCTTATAAGCACTATCTATACGCTTCTTGGCCATAATAACTCTTTCCTCAGATACGTCATTATATATAAACTTTCGTCCTAGCTCCATAGCTACTAGACAAACCGTTCCAGATCCAGCAAATAGATCACAAACCACATCTCCTGGTTTTGAATAGTTCGTTATAAATTCGTTATAAATGGCTTTTGGGGCAGTGCCAGCTGTAGCATACTCATCATATCCAGCTATCTCAGGTAATGCTTCTTCCCATGTATTAGTTAATACAAATGGGCCTTGAGGTCCTTCTGGGTTCCAGGATTCCCTCGAAAAATGGGCAAACACAACTGTGTGGTTTCCTATGTTGTCCCAAGACTTCGAGTAATCCCAGATACGAACGGTTTGAAGTTTGAGGTTTGTATTCATTTCGATTTTTGAGATCATTCCCAAACCTGTTGCAGAGTTAGGCAGTGCTATGAATATATGCCCATTCTTCCTTAGTGCATGCTCCATGTGTTTTACACTTTTAAAGAACCTGTAAAAATATTCGTCAATATTTTCTACGTTTTGCATTTGAAGGTTTGAGTCTCCGCCGTTACCAGTAGGCTCTGTCATAAAGTATGGGGGATGACCAATAAAAAGATCTACCGAATCTTTATCTAAAAATACCTCTGCAGCGTCCTCACAATAGAACGGATTTCTACCATTTTCCAATAGGACAGTGTGCCCTTTCTAGTTTAGTTTTAAGCTTCATAAAACATCCACACTTTCTGCATTGTTCTGTAGATGCTCTAAAATAAGGACATTCTCTACAAATTGCTAATCGTGCTTCTACCTGATCTTCCAAAGAACGTGGTTCATTAGGGTTTAGCATATCCCATATTTGAACATCTTTCTTTTCTTCAGCCATAAGTATATTTTACCACATATCCAAAGTTTCGAACATTGTTGATTACGTAGTAATCTTTTGTTGTTCGTTGTGTTTGCTATGTGGGTATAACATCTATTATCACGCCGAGTTAAAATCGCCGTTTATAAAATCGAAAAAACTGAAAACCTATTTTACCGCTGAGCTTTTACGCCAAAATCACTAAACAGTTTGGTATAATTATTAGATATGACAAATGACGAACTAAATATGCTTACTACTGCTATCAGCAGCTTAGTGTTAGTATTAACTGCCTGGTTTTTGGTTGTTAAGTTTATTTCACCTTTTTTCAAAAGAATTGGATCTTGGATTGCAACATGGGAAGGTTTTATGAGGGATTGGTCAGGAGAGGAAGCTCGTCCTGGCAGAAGTAGAGTTCCAGGAGTTATGGAAAGACTAAATAGCATTGATGGGGAATTAAAGAATAATGGCGGATCATCTGTTAAAGACGCCGTAGATCGCATTGAAAACAAGATCAGCACTATTGATAATAGATTGGCTGATGGCGATAAAAAGTTTGATGATCTTTATAACGAAGTAAAAAGCATTAAAAAGAATTTCTATAATTAGTATATATAATATATATCTATCTATAAAGTTATTAAGGTTAAATCTATATATATAATATATATTATTATAATAGCCATTTGGAGTTTGTCAAGTGTTTTTGACTATATTTTTGATAACTCTTTTATAACGATTTATAAAGTTTCTAATATCTGTGGATAACTATGTTGATAAGTATTATAATTTATAATTATGTTATAATTAAGCTGGCTAGTGTCTGAGTTTTCTACCCACATACCCCTCTGCAGCTCAGGCACTAGTCTTTATCTTTTGTGTTATAATAATATCAAGGTAAGGTGAGTCATGGCATTTCCAGGTACATATAATTTTAACTACTATCGTGGTGACACTTTTGAGTTTATCGTAAAACCAAAAGATGCTAGCGGTCAACCATTTGATCTAGACGGCTATACAGCTGAATTCACTATTGCCAACTTTCGTGGATCAACAGCAAGTGCTAGCTATGTTGGTACAGCTTCTGTAAATACAATAGACAATTTTGTCACCTGTACAATTACTTCTGGTATTGGTAGAAACCTAATTCCTTCCGTTAGTTGGGTATATGACGTTGAGATTACTAACGACATTAAGACATATACTTTGCTAAATGGAGGAATCACAGTAACAGACGACATTACTGGAGCTTCTTAATATGGCAGATGTTGTTCTTAGTACGGTAAACCTTGATGTTTTTGGTGGCCCAACATCTTTAGATGTTTCTGTAGACTTTGGTGAAACTGGAGTGCGTGGAACTCGTACATGGGTTGGAGCTGGAGACCCAGCTAGCATTTTAGCAAGTCAGCCAGTTCAGCTTTATGATCTTTTTATTAATACAAACACAATCGATCCGTTTTACGGTTGGCTCTATCAATATATCATAGAAGTTGGTTCGCCAACCTGGGTTAGAGTTTTAAGACTAAATCCATCACAATATTCTGCTCAGATTGCAACAGCTTTTACAACTGGCAGCGGTACAGTAACAGTTCCAATTTCGCTATTAACTTCAGACTCTGGTCCGACAGCAGACAAATTTACAATTAGATATAATATTGAAGACACAGTTCCAGTAGCAACAGCATTTACCTATACAGTAGATGCTAATAACATTAACATTACGGTTAAAGCTGCATCGTGGAATGGAACAACTTGGTCAAACTTAAATGGTGTAAGCAAAGACGTGCACCTTTTTATATCGTATTTGTCATCGTAAGGAGATTATAAATGCCAGAAACAATTGGTACCTTAATACCAACTAAAGTTCCATCTTTATCTGAAGCTGCTGATATTCAGGAGGCATTTAGACTTTATCACTATGGTGCTACATCAGGAACTAACATTGGTGAATATGATCCAGCAAATGCAAACAGTGGTACTCTTGTTCCGCAGTCTATAGCTTCCTATATCAATACACTTAATGTTAAAGTTGCTGCATTAGAAGCATCTCCTGGTATTCAGCCCTCTCAGATCACTGGGAAGGGAGCACTTATTACTGGTACAGCAATTAATACTCCTGCTACCCTAGCCGTTGGTGCTGACGGATTTATCTTAGTTGCAAACGCTTCAGTCCCAAATGGAATTCAGTGGGCTGCCCCATCAATTACTCCAGATAATACAGTTACCGTAACTAACAAAACAATAGGGTTAACCGCAAACACTTTAACGGGAACTACTGCACAGTTTAACACCGCCTTAAGTGATAACGATTTTGCTACCCTTGCAGGAACAGAAACTTTTACAAATAAAACGCTAACTTCTCCAGTAATTAATTCTGCAACTGCAACTGGGTTATATATTTCTGATGCTGGAATTACTTTTGAAGGAACTACTGCGAATGATTTTGAAACTATTCTTAATGGTGGCGAACCTACTGCTGATAGAACAATCACCCTACCAGATGCAACTGGAACTGCCATAACCACTGGAAATCTTTCATCTATTACATCTACAGGAACTTTATCTTCTTTATCTGTTACAGGAAACGTGGTTTATCATGTTGATATGATAACACTAACATCTAATTCAGGTGCTCAAACATCTTGGGATGGACAACTTGTTATTGTAGATAGTTCTAGTCCAATAAGCGTAACGCTTCCAGATACTGCACTTGCCTCTTTTCCAAAAGGATCACAATTTACAATTTTTCAAAAAGGAACTGGTCAAGTGTCAGTTGCTCCACTTAACGCTACTGTTTTAATACTGGCATCTCCAGGAAACAAACTAAGAGCAAGGTATTCTTCATGCACTGTCACTAAACTAACAGATCCAAGTGCCACAAACCAAGAGTGGGCACTAACTGGAGATCTAATAGCATAATGTCTAGGTATAGCAAAAAGGGGGCTGAGGGTTCTGCTGGTAAAATTGCAACAGCACCACTTATTGGAACAGCCACGGCTATTGCACCTGGAATGGATCAGCTACCATCTGCATCGATTACTTTTACTTCTCCAGTGTATTTGGGTAAAAGAGATGAAGACAGCGTATTTAATGAAATTAGCTATATAGCTACCTCAACTCCTGGCAATATTGTAGGAACTTCAACTTCTTCCCCTGTAATTGTTAATGGACTTACTCCAGGAGTGGCATACACCTTTAAAGTTAGAGCAACAAATATTTTGGGTAGCTCTCCAGAAAGTGCATCAAGTAATTCGATTACAACAGTATCTGCACCGCCAGTTTTTATTTTTGTGCCACCAGTATTTACCCCACCAGTATTTACTCCTCCGCCAGTATTTACTGTCCCACCAGTATTTACCCCACCGCCAGTATTTACTCCACCACCAGTATTTACTCCTCCGCCTGTGTTTTCTCCACCACCAAGATTCTCAGTTCCACCACCAGCATTTTTTGTGCCACCACCAATGTTTTCAGTTCCACCACCTATGTTTACAGCACCCCCATACTTCATCCCACCACCACCAATGTTTACTCCACCAATGTTTACTCCACCACCACCATACTTTACTCCACCTCCACCACGCTTCCCTCCACCTCCACCACGATTCCCTCCACCACCACCTAGATTTTTTAGATAAGATTATGGCATATGTATTTCGTAAAAGACTTGCATGTGCTATAATTTTTATGGGCCTTTCGAAAGGGGTATAATGAAAGATGTAGTTTGGTTTGAAGACCAAGAATACGAAGTAGACTATGAAGTTTTAGCACCTGGCATTATTGTATACCGCAATGCTTTGCCAAAAAGCATGAATATTATTAATAGAGTTGAGACTATCTTGTCTAAAGAGGGAACTAGGTTTCAGTGGGCTTCTGCCGAGGTTGGGTACGGAGATGTAATTAACGATGCAAGAAAATGCAAAGACTGGAAGCTTCATCCTAGAGATCTAGGAGAATTAAACGAATATTCAGAGGACGCCTACAAACTTCATGGCGAAATTGAACTTAGCCTAAAAGTATGCCTTGAGCATTACAGCAGACTAACTTATTCGGGAACTATGGAATACATTGAAGCAATTAACATTGTTAAATATGGAAAAGGTGAATACTTTAAAATTCATAGTGATGATGGAGAGCCTTATCGCTGCACTATTTCTGCTGTTGGTTATCCAAATGATGATTATGAAGGTGGAGAGCTGTGGTTCCCACTGTTTGATGTAAAACATAAGCCAAAAGCAGGAGACTTTGTTATCTCCCCATCAGCATTCTCATACGCTCATTCATCAGAGCCAGTAACCGATGACGGAATTAAGTATTCACTAGTAATTATGACAGACAGGAATGATTTTGCACATGCCAAAGACTCACCCATCTATTACTCTGAAGATGTTAGGCGACAATTCGGACTTCTATGAAGTTAGACAGGGAAAGCTAAAAAGAGACCATTTAGACAATACGCACAATGCTCATGGGTATATGTGCCAGCCAATAAGCACTGCTGGATCACATGGTTGGGAGTTCGTATTAAAAAATGATGTTAAGTTTATCTGGGATGGAATTTCAGATAGTTCTAGAGATCATGTTAAAATTCTTGAAGGTGGGGTATCTAGTAGTGGAAGCGTATTTGTTGATAATGGTACAGCTAACGCTACAATATCCTTTCAGCTAAATTGCATTATTGAGACTGATTCAGATCACTATGTTTGGTTAATGGGTGCACCAAATTACTTTATTGATGGTGTTCAGCCAATGAATGCTTTGTTGCAGTCAAACTGGTATCACTATAACACTATTCAATTCTGCTGGAAGATAACAAGGGCAAATAAAGAAATTACTATTCCTGCTGGAACTCCATTTATGTTTATGATGACTTATCCAAAAAGTCTTCTTGAGACAACAGAATTTTCTATATCTGATGCAAACGAAGAAGAGCTGGAAAGAGTTGGAGCATATAATCAAAAACGAGATAGTTTTTACCAAAACAACGAAGATTGGAAGTGGCATCAAATGTATAAGCATGGCATAGAGTCAGACGATGTAAAACATTTAGACAAGCCTTTTAGGCCATGTCCATCAACAATCAATAAAGAATAAGGGGGTATGCTGTGAATAATTCAGAAAAAACTATTTTTATTGCCATAGGCTCTTATAATGAGTCATACTTAGAACAAACTGTTCAAAATTGCATTGAGATGGCTAAGTATCCAGAGAGATTGGTATTTGGTATTTGGGCACACAACAACGATGATGTCATGCCAGATATGTCACAATTTGATAACATTAAAATGATCACTGCACAATACCCCACGCTTTTAGGAGTATGCTCTGCAAGAACTGCTGCTCTGTTTATGTATAATAACGAAGATTATTATTTACAATTAGATGCTCACATGCTTTTCCAAAAAGATTGGGATGATGTTTTAGTAAACGCATACGAAAATATCAAACAAAAAGAAAAATGTGAATTTCCATTAATCACAACCTATGTTCCATGGTGGGCGAATGATGAAAATGACAATATTCTTCATTATTCTTCAAATAGCCTACAAAAATGTGCTCCAATGAAATACTCTGAGGATGGCTATACCAGAGCCCCAGTTCCAGTTCAAGAAAGCTTCGGTGTTGATTGGACTGATAAAGAATATTATGAGCACTATGGATTATCTGCACATTTTATTTTTACTTCAGGTAGATTTGTGTATGAAATTTTGCCAGATATTCAAATGATGTTTTTTGGCGAAGAAATGACAACAGCGTTACGTGCATGGACAAGGGGATATCGAATATTTTGTATTCCAGATCCCATTGTATGGCATTACAATAAAGGTGCAGGAAAACTTTATAAGCATGATAGATGGATTACTACAGGAGATCCAGACTTATTTCAAGATTGGCTAGAAAAGCAAGATCGTTCTCACTTAAGAACAAGGGATATTTTGACTGGCAAAATTCTAGGATATTGGGGAGCACCCAGCCTTAATCTTTTAAGAGAATACGAAAAGGTTGCAAACATTAGCTTTGAAGACTGGTATAAAAAACGTGACCTATTCTTGACAAATGACGAAAATTTTAATAAAATATAAGATAGGGAGAAAAAATGTTCAGAGCAAAAACAGTAGATAACGTTGTTTCACAGGAAGAGGCTAGGGCTATCCTAGACTTTGTAAAAGATATAGAGCCATGGGAGCATGGTGGATCTGACTTCTGGGATAACAGAAGCCTAAATGCAATCATGATTTATCAAAATCGTAGCAAAGAAATTGGAAAACTTTTGTATGATATTCGTGCTCGTGTGGGCGAAGAAATTAAAAAATTATACGAGGTTCCAGAAATTTATCCAGATTTATTTCAGGTAGTAAGGTGGTTTCCTGGAATGGAACAACACCCACACGCTGACGATATGACAGATGCTATGGAACATGAAAAACATTTAGTTGAGTGGTTTAAGCACAGAGAGTTTGGTGCAATCATTTATTTAAACGATAATTATGATGGTGGTCACACATTTTATCCAAACCACAACTTTGAAATTGTTCCAAAAGTAGGAACTTTAGCTGTTCACCCAGGAGATCCAGAACATCTACACGGAGTAACTAAAGTTGAAAATGGAATGAGATATACCTTAGCTTCATTTTGGACTCAGGAAAAAGAATACTTTGATGGATGGATTATTTAATTTATGAGCAGTATTTTTGTTTCTATTGCTGCCTATAATGAGCCAGACTTAGAGCTAACTATTCAAAGTGCGTTAGAAAATGCTACAGAACCAGAAAGAATTCATTTTGGCATAGTCTCTCATTACACAGACGGAAACAGGCCAAATTTATCTAAATATGATAATGTAAAAGTTATAGGATTAGATTATAACTCACAATCTTTTTGTCCACTAAACAGGCTTTTAGCTATTTCATTAATGAAGGATGAAACTTATTATTTGCAGATAGATGCACATATGTTATTCGAGCCAGGGTGGGACTCATATTTAGTTTATATGTATGAAAAAATTACCACAAGACACGGGCCGTCTGTAATTAGCAGCTACTTGCCACCTTGGCATTGGTCAGAAGACGGAGAGATTGTTGCTTTAGGAACCTTAGAAGGCTGTAAGCTGTCTGTTACTGATGATATGCACTTAAACACAGACCAAAGGCACCCAATGGCCAAAAGCATCGCAGGAAACTTTGAGTTTGATGATTATGGAGAGCACTTTTTAATGTCTGGGCATTTTATTTTTGCTAATGCCGAATATACTCGTGAGGTTTCTCCAGATCCATTTATTGTTTTTGCTGGTGAAGAGCCAACATTGGCAATTAGGACATACACTCATGGCTATAAAATTTTTGCTATTAAAAACAATGTTATTAGGCACAAAACTAAAGAGTATGGTCTAAAATATAGCTTTGACTGGAGACAAGACAAAAGGTTTAATGACACAGAAGGATTGAGAACTTTTTATCATAACACCGCTAAGTCAATTTGCAGAGTTGCTGAAATTTTAAACGGCGACTGGTTTGGCTACTATGGTGCAAAAGACCTGGAGTCTTATAATGACTATTGTGACAAACTTGGAGTAAACCTAAAAGATCTTTACAAAAAAATATTTGAGCTTGCTAATACAGATAAAGACTTGTATCAGGGTGCAATCGGCTTACAAATGTCATATTTTAAAAAAGAAAGAAATTATGAAGAAATACATTAACGATCCTGGGCATGAGGTGCCAGAAAATAAAATTTTAGTAATTCCTTTTAAAGAAAGAAAAGATCAAGAAGAAAGATATAAGGAAGTTCTTGAGTCCTTAAAAGGAAACATTAAAAGAGATTGGTTTAATAGTCATTTTTATTATTGCTTGCCAATTAATATTGGAAATCAATACGGGTTTGTCTTAAGGTCTTATTATGATTTTGATGCAACCTGGGATGGAACAATGGAAAACCCCAAAGACATTACAGTAAACATTCATAATAACGATGGCTCTGATATGCAACACATTGGTCCAGGATTTGCTAGTGGTGTTTTAACTATTCAGAATAGGTTTCATCTTAAAACACCACCAGGTGTTAATTTGATGACAATTCAACCACCTAACATGTATATCCCTGGAATGGTAGCAATGACTGGTGTTATTGAGACTGACCAGATTCGTAGAGATTTCACGTTTAATATTAAAATGACTGATCCTGGAAGAACCGTTCACGTTAAAAAGGGTGATCCTCTTGGTGCTTTTATCCCAGTACCAAGATATTTTGTTGATAGCTTTGACTTAGATATTGTTTCAAATTATTTTGATGAAGAGCTTATAGATAATGAAGATATGGATGGTAAAGAGTTTTCTCGACAAAGGCAGTATGATGATAAGTCAAAAGCACACGAATCTGGAAGAAAGTACTTTAATGGAGAGCACGCTTTTGGGGAAAAATATTATGATCATCAAAAAAGGATTGTCTAATGCCATATCTTCACAGTACTTTTGTTTATGATTTTAAAACATTTGAAAAAATTAAATCTGATTTAAATGATAGTAAATTTTTTCATATTTTTGATGCTTTTTATTATGCTAGAGAAACAGAATACACTGATAAAGATGGCTACCTTCATTATCAATATCTTCATAATGATGAAAAAGAAAAAGATGAAGATGCAAAAGACTTTGACTACACTTTAAACAGTGATTTATTTAGAGGCAAACATTTTTCTACTTTAAGCAATGAGAACTACAATGTGGTTGCCTTGGGGTGCTCGTATACTTTTGGTTTTGGGATTCCAGAGCAATATACTTGGCCAAAAATTCTGGAAGACAGTATTAAAAAAAATAAACCCAATGTAAAAATGCATAATTTAGGATCGCCAGGACTTGGAGTAGATTCTATCATTAATAATTTTCTTACCTTTGTCTCCAAGTATGGTACACCAAATGCAATATTTGCTTTATTGCCAGATATAAATAGGCACATCTTATATCACCCAGACGAAGAAAAGTATATTACCTATACTCCAAGCCTAATCTCTGTGGAAAATAAAAAAAGAGATAGGCACCTTTTTAATGTAATTCAAGCCTATAGATTTGAAGACAGAGCATACCAGGCTATCAATCAAATTAAAATGTTAGAATTACTTTGCAAAGGATTCGGAATAAAGCTTTTTTGGCATGCGTGGAAACCTGATGATATTGATTTATATGAAAAATTAAAGTTTAATAATTATATCAATGTTAGTAACTTTTCTGGTGAGTTGGGCAATGGTTTTATAAAAATAAACGAAAAGTATAAAAAATATTCGCATTATGCTAGAGATGGCATTCATCCAGGAATTGACTATTCTGCTTTTACTGCAGAAATGTTTTTAAAAGTATGGAGGGCAAGTGATTAATTTTTTAAAAAATCTTTATATTAGAATTAGGTACCCAAAATTATATAAAAATTTTAAAGGCAAAGATTACTTATACTAATGAGAATAATTGGCTTTAACGAAACGTCGCACGACGCTGCATTAGCAGTTGTTGATAATGACAGGATTTTGTTTGCTGGGCATGCAGAACGCTATAGTAAAGTAAAAAATGACTGGTATACTAGCGATGCTTTATGGCTAGAAGCCCTTAAGTTTGGGGAACCAGATGCAATTGTTTATTACGAGAAGCCAAATTTAAAAAAACTAAGGCTTTTGCTTCATGGTGGGGCGTCTGACTGGAAACCACGCCATTTCTATGATAAAGCTTTTAGGCATCATTATTCTCACGCAGCAGCAGGGTATTATACTAGTCCATTTAAAGACGCAACTATTGTAGTCTTAGATGCCATAGGAGAGTTTACCACTTCTAGTATTTGGGTTGGAAAGGGAGAAAGTATTAAGCTTCACAAGAAGTGGAACTACCCATTTAGCTTTGGTCTATTCTATTCTGCCTTTACAGATCTTATAGGTTTAAAGGCTAACCAAGAAGAATATATTATGATGGGGATGGCTGCCTATGGAAACTCAAAAGTTTATCTTGACAAGGTGTCAGAGTACTTTCCATCAGTCTATGAGCAAAAGTATAATTTTCACAAAGGTATACTTGACTGGGGTCAAGAAATAACCGAGCAAGATAAGTTTGATATTGCTGCAGCAGTACAAAGAGTTTACGAAGATAGGCTCTGGGACTTTATGTATATTGCTAGGCAGGATCTAGATAGCTCAAACCTAGTCTTTATGGGAGGATGTGCTTTAAATAGTAAAGCAAACACTATGTTGTGGGATATATTTTCAGATGTTTGGATTATGCCAAATCCAGGAGATGCTGGATCTTCTTTAGGTGCAGCTCTTGCACTAAGAGGCAAGCATGTTACTTGGGATGGTCCATATCTTGGCTATGATCTTGGTGGAGAATATCCAATAGAAAAAATATTTAACGAAATTATGACCAATAAGATTGTTGCTGTTGCAAGTGGCAAGGCAGAGTTTGGACCACGTGCTCTTGGAAATAGAAGCATCCTTGCTGACCCAAGAGATCCAAATATTAAAAACCTTGTAAATAAAATTAAACAGCGAGAGTTGTTTAGGCCATTTGCACCAGTGGTAATGGAAGAATATGCCTCTGAATGGTTCGAAATGGACTATACAAGCCCTTATATGCAATACACCCCCAGATGCCTAAAGCCAGACATTATCCCCTCTGTGGTCCACGTAGACGGCACGTCGAGGGTACAAACAGTTAATGCTATGCAACACCCTGGTCTATATGCTGTGTTGGAAAAATTTTATAAAGAGACTGGAGTTCCAATACTTTTAAACACAAGCCTAAACATAAAGGGCCAACCTCTTCTTAATGATGAGGATGACATTAAAAACTGGGAGAGTCAGTACAAAACTAAGATTATAACATAACTATACAAAAATAAAAACATTCGCATGATATAATATAGTTACTATGGCATCTGGATTAACCCCTATTTACAGTCTTCCCTATCCGTTATCTACTGACGGTGTAGACGTTCATGGAGACATGGAAGACCTAGCTCAAAAGATTGAAGAAATTCTTGCTGTTAAGTCAGACCTAAATGTGGCAAACACCTTTACTGGAATTAACTCATTTCTTGTTAACTCTTCAAGCCCTGCAGTAAAGATTACACAAAACGGATCAGGTCCAGCAATCTTAATTGAAGATAGTGCCAGCGTTGACTCTAGCCCATTTGTAGTTAATAGTTCTGGTTTTGTTGGTATTCAGACAGCAAGTCCAACAGCAGCTCTTACGGTGGCTTCTGGAAATGTTTTGTTTAATACAGAAACCACAATTCTTGCAAGAGCCATGGTTGGAGCAGTAGGAAACCCTCACGATCTAGTAGTTACTGGAAACGTTCAAGTTACTGAATTGCTAGAAACAGATGCTTTATATATCTTATCAACTTTTGACTTTTTTGATTCTGGTAGTGGATTTAATATAAGTATTGTTCCACCAACAGCCACTACTGCGGATAGAGTGCTAACCTTGCCAAATGTTAGTGGAACTATTATTACAGGTGGTAACCCTAATGATCTTTATCCTTCACAGGCCACCAACACTGGAAAAGTTTTAACTACTGATGGAACAAATGTTTCTTGGGTAACTTCGCCAAATCAGGTACCAGCTACTACTGGACAAACTGGAAAGTGGCTTACAAACAATGGAACAACTTATTACTGGGAAAATCTTTTACTTATTCCTGCTTTAGACAATACTGTTGGAACTGGAACAACTGGAAAATGGATGACAAATGATGGAGAAGAAGTTTATTGGGACTTCCTTCCAGGACAAGAAGCTTTTATCGAGGTTACTGATGATATTGTTCTAGAGGTTGGAGCAAACCTATTTTGTGATACTCGTGGAGGGTTTTTTACTATAACTCTTCCAGATAACCCAATTCCAGGAACCACCGTTAGCGTTTTTGACACACAGGATTTTTTCCAGAGCGAATATGTTATAATTGACCCTGGAACAGAAAAGATTAACACAATCGAAGGAAATCTAATTATAGATGTTGGTGGAGCTACCGTAGTGTTCATCTACATTAATGAAACAATTGGCTGGAGGCTAGCTTAATGACTACACAGTATCTATCTAACTTCTCTCAGGACTTTGAGCCTACAGAGACGTTTATGGATCCAGTTTCTAAGATTCGTGTTTCTACTCCAGAAAACATGATTGACACAGACTTTGAATATGGTCTTCAGTCTACTAAATGGGAAACTCTTGAGCTTAACAATAATATTCCATCATTCTATGTGTCAGACTCTGATGCCTCAATTCCAAACATTGCGTCTGTAGCATCAACATCAGGCTCAAACATTATAACCGTTACCACTGTAGAGTCACACGGATTGGTTCAGGGTACTCCAATTGATATCAAGGGACTAGCCTCAAGAACTGCTGAAGGAAAGTTTTTAATTAAAACTGTACCATCAGTAACAACTTTTACCTATGAGGCCGCTAGCCCACAGACATCAAGTGGAAACCTAGGAAATTTGTATACATCCATTACTCCTGGACAATTCTACTCTGGCTCTCAAATTCCTTTTAAGCAAGATCTTGGAATCGTAACTGATGAAGGTAGTCCAAACTCTGCTTTAGTAGTTACAACTGAAGCAGCTCACGGATTTAAGACAGGATCTTCTTTTTATTTAGTTAATTCTGTTGGTAGCAAAGAAATTGACCTTGACGAAACTTTTAGCTCAAATGCTCCAGATGGAAGACCTTATGTAGATTTTGCAGATACAATTACTGCCACTCTAGATATTAATGAATCTTTAACAGAAACAAAACAAATGCGTTCAAGCTATTACACTAAAATTAATGCATCAAACGTAAGCACTGTTAACGATACAATCACATGGAATAATCATAGTCTTAGAACTAACGATACTTTGCTTTATGTTCCATCACAAGGTGACGCTGCAATTGGTGGTCTCGAAAGATTCCAGGTATATTATGTAAAAGAGCCAACAACAAATACCTTTAAGCTGGGAACAACTTACGGAAGCTCTACAACAGTTAACTTAACGTCAACAGGTGCTTATACTTTTGGTAGAGCAGCTTTTCATTTGGTTTATGAATTAAGGCGTGTAAGAAAGCGTTCAAACTCTTATGTTACAGAGTATTACACACAATTTAACCAGGGAGGAATTGGATCTGGTTGGGACCTTTCAGAGCGTGGCTCTGTGGGTTTGGGCGGTAGACTTCCAACCTTCCGTATGGTTTTTAGCCCAAGTGCTTACTCATTGCCAAATACTGCTTCCGAATATTACTACAGCAGCTTTATTAATTCTTCAATGATTATGCCTGAACCAACTGCAACTGTTGGCTTGTATAACTTCATCGAAGACTATGAAAGATATCGTACGTATAGGCAATTTAACACTACCCAGTTCCAGTATAATGGTACTTTTTGGTCAGCCACAAATGACTGCGTTGTAAATACTGCATCGTTTAATGCTAACGTTGATCAATTTCCATTAAACAAGCAGCTTTTCATGATGTATCTGGAGCAAGATGAAGAGGCAGATACCTTCTATGCTGAAAATCATGGATTGCTAACTGGTGACGCTATTACTGTAAGCACTGCTTCAGGAGCCAACGTTTCATATAGCACTTCAACTACTGACATTTTTAATACTAATGCAGCACAAGACTTTACTGGAGCAACAACAGTGCAGGTTGTATCTTCAAATAGATTTAAGCTAGTTTATCCAGGCAACAGTACAAGATTATACGCTGCTCGTGGTACATACAATATGTCTGGATCTGCTACAAACCCATTAGCGAATAGCTTCTACTATCCAAATCATGGTTGGGTAGACAACGATGAGCTGTTTGTTGATGCCTCTACTGGAACCCTACCAACTTCAGTTACAGGCAATGCAATCCTAGATACAAGATTTGGTGCTGGAAACCTATATGCAGCATGGAAAATTTTAGATGCATACATGGACGACTATACGACTGGACTAACTGGCCACAAAGACTTAATTCTTAATGGTTCTGCAAACTCTACTCAGCCAATTACTACAGGAGTCGCTTCTGGTACTAGCTTGCTTACAAGATTTAGCACAACAGAGTTGCCATTGATTAAGAGTCACTACAAGTATCAAGCAGAATATGCTCCAAACAATGACATGTACTTGCACAAGCAGAGTTCAACCGCAGTAAAAGACGCTGCAGAGGGTACTGCATTTGCTGGTCTTGGCTGGGGATACGTAGGAACAGACTTCAGGGCAGGATCAACTGTCCCACATTACAGCCTTGCGTGGGGTGTTGGAGTTCCAAATGTTCAAGATGTAACAGAGTTTAGAAATTATAGCAGGGTATTAGCTTCAACCATGTCTTCTAGGGTTCAAAATAACGTAACCTATACCGTGGGAGGAAACAATCAATGGAGAGCTTCCTATGCTGCAAGATTTTCTACTGGAGCATCAGCTGCAGGATATGTAGAACTAAATATTGCTATTTGGAATTTAGGATGGACTCCAGAAACAGATACTAGCATGACTGCAATTGCTGGTTCTAATGATGGAAGTTCGTATATTCTACCAACTTCTGGATTTACATCTGCAAATGCTAATAAGCCACTATACTTTAGAACTGTCTTTATGCTAGATCCTGGTGCAACCTTCACAAATACAGAGGTAGATGCTCTTGTTAGTGGAATGGTTCAAGATTTTGGTGGAGCCTTTGTTTACCCAGCACTAACTGACGACAGCCAGGTTAGCGTTAGAGTTGTTAACAACAACAGATTTGTTTTAAGATCAATTGAGGGATTTGACTATAATCTTTCGAATGCTGGAACTGCTCCAATAGTTATTTCTAAACAAGGTGTATCTAATGCAAACGACGGAACCTATTCGGTTGCTCAGGTAAACTCTGACAATACATTTATTCTGCAGCTTCCTTACGTAGCACCTGCAACACCAATTCAGTTTAATGCCGCACTGGTTACGTCTAACAGAATTACAACTCTAATAGACCATTTCTTCGTTCCTGGAGCAATCGTAACATATGAAAATAATGGAAACACCAGTATGTCTGGATTAACTGATGGGTCTAATTATTATGTAGTTGTTTATGACGAAAGAACAATTGCATTAGCATCATCATACGATAATGCACTTAGAAAAATTCCTATTGCTATTTCAGCTGGAACATCCACTCATGCACTTATCACATCTTCTATAAGCGGTAGAATTGCTGGTCAAGGATTAGTAACAGTAACTGCTGGTTCTAAAAAAGTAAAAGGTAATCCATCAACCTTATTTAAAAGATATTTTAAAGTTGGAGATACTGTAGCAATTAAGAACACCACACCAACTCCCAACCAAATTGAATCATTTATTGTAGCTGCTATTGCTGACGATCAAACTATGGAGCTAAATGCACTTGTTCCGTTTAGCTCAACAGATACAAAATACTTTTTAGATACTAAGCTTTATGCTCGCCCAGATGGTTACTCAGTACATCGTTCGTTCGATGGTGGTGTTGAAATGGCTGCTGGAACAGCCCCTTTGGCACAAATTGTTCGTCAAACTCGTAAGTACTTCCGTTACCAGTCAGGTAAGGGTATCCAGAACTCGCTTGCAATTAACTTTAATCCACCTGTACAGTTTGAAACAATTGAAGCAGTTAGCACACAAACCGTAAATACAGGAACTCTTGAATATAATGTTACCGCAAGCGGAACCACAAACTATTTGTTTAATGGAGTAGCTGACCCAACATTGACTCTAACAAGAGGAGCAACTTATACCTTTAATATGGATGCAACTGGACAGCCGCTATTTTTCCAAACAACTGCGGCACCATACAATGCATCAAATATATACACAAATGGGGTAATTAATGGTGGAACTGCTGTTGGAACAATTACATTTACTGTTCCAGTAGGAGCACCAAACACTTTGTACTATGTTTCTCAAAATGCCGCTGGAATGACTGGAACAATTAATATTATTGATGAAGCACTTATTACAACTTTTAAAGCAAGAGGTACCACAAGGTATCCACACAGACTAAACGCACAATCAAGCATTGTTGTTTCTGGATCACAAGACCCAGTATTTAATGGAACATTTGGAATTGCTAACATCTTGAGTGATTTTATGTTTGAATACAACTTACCATCTACTCCAAATTCAACAATTCCTTCAGGAATTATTCAGTTTAATATGAATGGATATCAGGGTGCAGCAATTCGTGCAGGAATGTTTGACTTCCAGAATGGATTCTTCTTTGAGTTTGATGGAACAACCCTGTATTGCGTACGTCGCTCATCTACCCAACAGATTTCTGGAGAAGCCTCAGTTGTCAGTAATTCAAACATTGTTCGTGGAACAAATACAAACTTTGTTGGACAGCTAACACAAGATGACATGATTGTTATTCGTGGAGGATCTTACAAAGTAACTAAGATTGTAAATAGAAACGAAATTCACGTTCAGCCACAATATAAGGGAATTAGTGCAAGCAATGTAATTATTACCAAGACAGTAGATACAAGAGTAGCTCAAAGTAACTGGTCGATAGATGCTTGTGATGGAGATGGAATTACAGGATATAACCTTAACTTAAATAAAATTCAAATGGCATACATGGACTACTCTTGGTATGGTGCAGGTAAGATTCGTTTTGGATTCAAGGACAATAAGGGTCACGTAAAGTATGTTCATGAATTCTTACACAATAATCTTTTTGATGAAGCCTACATGCGTTCTGGTAACTTGCCAGGTCGTTATGAAGTGGTTAATGGACCAACTCCAACTTATGCACCAACCTTATTCCATTGGGGTACCTCAGTAATTATGGATGGAACTTTTGATGATGACAAAGCATACCTATTTACTGCTGACTCAGATTCTTTATCATTTACAAATGGACAGCAGTTAACTGCAAACACTAATGCTGCATCGCAACTAACAAGTATTTTTAACAGTAGAACAAGAACTTCAGACTGGTATGTTCGTCTGTCTTTTGCCAGTGCAGATGCTTCTAAGATTGCAGCTGGGTCTAACCTGTATACTGCTGACGAACAGCTTAATGGTCAGCCCGTTGCTTATACCCAGTTCTCTGGCTCTACCTTTAACGCTTTTATTTTAATTCAGAACAGTGTTTCTGCACCAGCTGTATTTCCAGTGGTTGGTTCTGGAGCAACTGTTTATATTGGTGAGCCACCAGTTGCTGCAACAGAAGCAGTTAACCTAGGAACTGACATTATACCCCTAATTACAATTAGACTTGCTCCATCTGCAGACTCTAGTATTACTGGTAATGTTGGTGCTCGTGAAATTATTAACAGAATGCAACTAAAGCTTAATGAGGTTGGTATGATCTTGACTCATGACTGTGAGGTTAAGCTTATTATTAATGGTGACTTGAGCACAGTTGCTTGGCAAAACGTAAATACTCCATCGCTATCTCAGTTAATTAGGCATAATTCTGGAGATAAGGTTTTGGGTGGTGTCGAAGTGTTCTCCTTCCGTGCTGCAGGTGGTGGTGTAGATAACACTGGAAAGCGTTTGTCTGGAACATCCAACTTTGACCTTGGCGAAATTATTGATATGGGTAATTCGATTTTGGGTGGAGACGGAACATTCCCTAACGGTCCAGATATTTTAACAGTAGCAGTTAAGGTTGTTAGCACAGCAGGTATTGGATCTGCCAGCCCATTTACAGCTTCTAGTAGAATTACGTGGTCTGAGTCTCAGGCCTAATATGCTATAATTGTATTAACATTTTAGAGGAGATGTGGAATGATTAATACTGATGATTTTGTAACTGATGAGCAAAAAATAAAAATTGTGACTGGAAGGCTGGCACAGTTTGCAGAAGAGGCTTATCAGTACCAGTTAAACCTAAAAACAGCTGAAGCCCTTGAGGCACAAGAACAGGTAGAAAACATTAAAAAGTCTCTTGTTGCTTTAGAAAACGCAATTAAAGTTCATCAAGAAGAGTTAAAGCGAATTCAAGATAAGTAATAAGACTTTTTTAGTTTTACTGTGGTAAAATTAAGGGGAGTCTTATGAGCAATTTATCAAACGTTTACGTAGAGAAGGTCTATTCAGAGCATCCGCTAAGTGCGTGGACGCTTGATGAAGACGTGGGCTTTATCTCATTTTTGTCTGCTGCAGATAGAGTTATTGAAGATGCTGCAAAATGGTCAATATCTAATGCATCCGTTTCTTTGGTTGATGCTAGAATTTCAAACCCACCCATTACTTCTGTAAATACTACAAGGATTACTGGTACAGTACCACCAGGACCAGGAACTAGAGACATAGAGCTTGTTAGCATTTTTGATTATGAAAACACTGTTTTTGATGACGCACTTTCAAATTTTGCTTTAGGCTTTTACCTTAATGTAGAAAGTGTTTATATATCCACTGTTAAGTTTGGATATAGGTATTTTGATACATCTTCTTCAACAACTCAGACAGTGCTAGAAAGCAAAAACATTAGCGATTCTGACAGAAATCAGTGGGTGTTTTTTGGAAAAACTTTTGACCTACCACCAACTACGGCTACAGACATTAAGTTAGTAATTAGATTAACTCAAATTGTAGGAGGTGGGTCTACAGATTATATTGCCTTGCTGAATGGTTTATCTTTTTCTCAATGGTCTGAACAGTATAATCAAAAAACTGTTGGAACTCTGCCAGTATCAATTCCATCAAATATTTCATTGCCATCTACTTTTGAGGTTGTTCCAGCAATACCTTACGGAGAAAGCGAAAAGCCTGGCTACTACCTAGTAAATGACACAAAGCTTAGGTCTATCAACTATGGTATACCACTAGCCTATGGATCTTCTAATGTTACTAAGATATTTCCAAATGTGGTAGATAGTGTAAGCTATCCATCAATTATTTTTCCAGGGTACGGATTCTTAAATAACATTGGGCTTTACAATCAGTATACCTTAGAGTCTTGGATTAGAATAAATACTGATGTTTACGAGCCAGTAAGAATCTTTGGACCAATTTCTAGCTCTGATGGTTTGTATGTTGAAAATGGGTATCTAACCCTGGTTCTTGGAAAGTATATTAAATCTCACTATGTTGGTGAATGGTTTAGACCAATGCTAATTCACATAAAGTTTACACAAGACTTAGTTTCTATGATGGTTAACGGAGAAGAAGTTTTTTCAATTCCAATCGTAGAAAGCCAGTTAAATTTTCCATCAGAGTTTGACTCAAATGGTAAAAGTCAAGACTGGCTGGGATTTTACACAACAGATGAAATAGCTTCCTTAGAAATTGACTCTTTTGCAATTTATCCATATCCAGTTCCTAACGAGGTTGCAAAAAGAAGGTGGGTTTGGGGGCAGGGAGTGCCAACCCTTGAAACAATTAATTCATCTCTAAACTCAGTAACAGCAGCAAACGATTATGCAGTTGCTAATTACGGAGCAAATTACTCTTATCCAAATTTTGGACAATGGTCACAGGGATTTTTTAGTAATTTAAACCCAGAGTCAAGAGCTCTATCTTTGCCAGATTACTCTTTGCCAGAATTTGTTTTAGATGACTTAACACTTCAAAAGCTATATGACGATAACTACACAACAGGAAGTGCGATAGACCCATACCTCACGTTTAGGCCTAATTCTAGCTGGAACAATAAGTCTTGCAGATTATCCTTTGATCAATTTGGCTTATTAACTGATCAAATTCAATCTTTTTATGGTATTTTTTCAACAAGTGGTGTTGCTTCAAAACAAACTCTTTTTAGAATTGAAAATCTTTTTAGTGGAGACTTTTTTGAAATTTCGGTAAATAATCTTTTGGTTACCTATGCAACACGAATAGGTGGAGTTACCACGACAGTTAGAACGTTCTCTGTTTTATCAAATCAAAAATTTATTGTTGGTGCAGATGTAACAAAGCTGGCTTTGCTTTCTATTGATGGAGTTAACAAATTTTTTGTTAATCAGGGGTCTCTGTCTTTGCAGGTGGGTGGAAGCCTAAATGACACGTTTGCTGGAAGAATTTATAGAGTAGGCTTTAATAGTCAATTTAACAACAGAACTATTTCACAATATTTTGATTCTTCTGGAATTTTGGTTTCTGCTCCAGGTGCCATAACAGCTTTAGCGGCTCACATTGCAAACTATACACTAAAGCCATATGTAAAATTTAACACTTTTTATACGGACATCGCAGCTGTTGGATACTGGGAAGACTATCAGCCACTATCTTACTTTGGAAAATATGTCACAGATTTTGAAAATAATAGCATTTATGATTTAGATTATTTACAATTTAACATGGACTATCCAGAAACTATCACACTGCAATCTTCTGGAGTTGGAGGCACTTGGTCATACAACGATTTGCGTGTAGCATATTCAATTCCAGTACGATTAACCTATGCAGATTTAGGAAATAACATCTTTACTGGATGGAACGATTACGAAGATATGTCTTTGGTAGAGCAGTCTGGATTTGCTTATGATACATCAAAAAATAAAATTAAAGCATACGTATCGTTTCAAGAAATTGTTGATGGATCAAACAAAACAATACTTGATTACGCTGGAATAGAACCAATTAAGTCTAATGGTGTTATTGATCCAAATACCCTTATTACAAACTGGGAAGACACAATGTATGAAGCATTGGACAATACTGTTATTTACCCTCCATTGAGAAATGCTAGTAATAGCCCAGTTGACTTTAATTCTTTAGCATTAGTTTCTCACATAAAGATAGAAAGCGATGGATTAATCAGGCAACCAGTTAGGTTTAGAGATCTTCAGCTGTCCTCTAACACGTTAAATAAAAATGACTTTACTCAAATTGGAACTAAGTTTGGCATACCGATTTTTCCTTATACACGGGAAGGTTTATACTATAATTTTGCTGGAAAAAATCCAATAACAATTTACAAAGAAAGTACTCCATATCTCTATACGACAAACAATAGTGGGTGGAGGCTTCGTGGAGATTTTAGTGATAGGTTAGATAGAGGAATTTCTCTAGCACTAAACGTAGAAAAATCTGTTGATTTTGAAATCAGTGCATTTCAAATGTGGTTTAAATATTCAGAAAGGGCTTTTCCTACTGAGGGAATTGTTATTGCTTCTATTGATTTTAGAGGCGGTATATACGATTTTTATTTAAAAGATGACGGTAGCCAAGGGCGTGGTTATATTTATGCAAAAAATAGAGAAACTGGATCAGACTATACAAGCTTAAGATATTTTGTTAATGGTCAATCAGTAACTAGACCATATATTTTAAAAAACTCTTGGGCTGTGTTTGCAGTATCTTTTAACACCCCATTGGCATACTCTGGTTATACAGGAAGACTAAATGTATCAGGTCCTTTAACATATAATCACATATCTTACTTTTTGTCTAGCAGTCTAGAAAGAAGCCAAAGCACAACAAACCGAGCTTGGGCACGTGTGAAACTGTCACCCCAAAATGATGAGCTTGATTGGTCTCACTGGATAGATGATTACCCAGAAGACAACTCCTGGAATAACTTAAAGGTGCTAAGCTCTACAAACGCTTTTGCAGTTAATCCAAAGAATGTTTATGACCTATACCTTGGAACTAATAGATCTATTATTGATGATAACATTGATGGTTTAGAAATTGACTATGACAAGTCCAGAATATATAGTAATTTGATTTGGTCTAATTTGACCAAGTCTGCAGTATAATCTGGTATACTTATGTACATGGAAAACGATATTTTATCAAAAGTTGGTAATGTCCGTAGACAAATTATTGAAGATAACTATGGATGGGGCCTTTATGTATATAAAAGGGCAGATGGAAAGTATTTTACTGATGGAGAAGGCAATGTTCTTAATATTCCTTCGCTCAAAAACGATCTTAGTAAAATTAGTGAGCTAATTCAAGCTGCAAAGTATTATGGGGATCCAGGGGATGGCGAAGCAAAGTTCGTTCCAGGATTAACGAGGGTATCTGAAGAAGAGCATTCAGAGCAGGTGGATAGAATGAAGCAAGGTCTCATTCCTTCTATGAACGATTTAGGTGCTTGGGCAGACGCACAGGCTACGGTAGACAAATATGGTCAGGGAGCATTAGAAGAATAATGAGCGATTATGAAATGGAGTATTTATCAGCTAGCCTGAATACTCAAGAAGAGCCAGCAAATCTTTTTAAAGACCAGGATCCGTTTGTTAAAAACTGGGATCAGCTTAAGGATTACTCTGGAATTGATCAAAACTTTAAGCGTAGAACCGTAAGAAATATAAGCAAAGCTACAACAGTATCTACAGCATATTTAGATTCTGCAAATGCAGTACCGTCTGGCTCAGATGCATCATCTAAGCAAATTAACCCAGGAGTTGTTTATCGTAATGGCTATGGTCTTTTTGATGTAATTACACCACCGTACAATCTATATGAGTTGGCAAACTTTTATGATACTTCATTTGCTAACCACGCAGCAATCGATGCTAAGGTAGAGAACGTAGTTGGCCTTGGCTATCACTTTGGCGTTACAGATAAAACGTCTATGAGTCTTGAGATGCGAGACGACGAAGAGGCCGTCAAGCGTGCACGAAATAGGATTGAGCGTTTAAAGATTCAGCTACGTGACTGGCTAGAAAACTTAAATGATGAGGACAGTTTTCAGAAAACAATGGAAAAGGTTGTTACTGATTTACAGTCAACTGGCAATGCATACATTGAGGTTGGTCGCAAAGTAACTGGAGAAATTGGATATGTTGGACATATTCCTGCAACTACTATTCGTGTTCGCAGACTTCGTGATGGATATATCCAGATTATTGGAAATCAGGTAGTTTACTTTAGAAATTTTGGGGCAAAGAACGCAAACCCAGTAACAAGTGATACAAGGCCAAACGAAATTATTCACATTAAAGAATACTCTCCACTAAATACTTTTTATGGAGTGCCAGACATTGTTTCAGCAATGAGCTCTCTTGTTGGAGACCAACTAGCAGCACAGTACAATATTGACTACTTTAACAACAAGGCTGTTCCACGATACATTGTAACTTTAAAGGGAGCCAAATTATCTGGTGATGCAGAAGACAAACTTTTTAGATTCCTGCAAACTGGTCTAAAGTCTCAGTCTCACAGAACACTATATATCCCACTTCCTGGAGATAGCGATGGCAGCAAGGTCGAGTTTGACATGAAGCCAATTGAGGCTGGAATTCAAGAAGCTTCATTTAAAGAATATCGCAGGGCAAATCGTGACGATATCTTGATTGCTCATCAGGTTCCAATTTCAAAGCTTGGTGGGTCAGATTCAGCAGCTATTGCTGCAGCTCTTTCCCAAGACAGGACATTTAAAGAACAAGTTGCACGACCAATGCAAGAATACCTAGAAAAGGTAATTAATAAGATTGTTCGTGAAAAGACTGATATACTAGAGCTGCAGTTTAATGAGCTAACCCTTACTGACGAAATTGCACAATCTCAAATCCTTGAGCGTTATGTTCGTAATAAGATTATGGTTCCAAACGAGGCTCGTGAATTGCTAGATTTGCCTCAGAGATCAGATGGCGATGAGCCAATGGAGCTTAGCCCCAGACAGGCTGCTGATGCAACTGCAAATACACAACAGAATAGAGAACGAGACAGGAACAGAGCAAACGAACAATCTGACGGCGAAGCCACAACTAGTGGCAGAAATGCTCAGGGTGAAGGAAGATCATCAGAGTAACAAAATCGTTATAAAGTCATAAAATGTTTGCTATAATTAAAGGGATATGAATATTAACAAGGCTCATTGGGTAACTGATGGCGACAACGTTCGCCTATCGATGCCTATTGGAAAAGTAGATAAAGAACGGAGAACCGTTTCTGGATTTGCCACACTTGACAACGTAGACAAACAAGGCGATATTGTTTCTACTAACGCTAGCCTTGTAGCCTTCAAAAATTTTAGAGGCAATCTCAGAGAAATGCACCAGCCATCTGCTGTTGGCAAGGTAGTGTCTTTTAAGGAAGACAAGTACTTTGATCCAAACGCAAAAAAGTTTTATTCTGGAGTCTACGTTTCTGCTTACGTTTCTAAGGGTGCACAGGATGCTTGGGAAAAAGTTGTTGATGGAACATACTCTGGTTTTTCTATTGGCGGTAGCATTAAGAAATATGATGATGACTACAACGAAGAAATGGACAAGGCTATTCGTGTAATTAAAGAGTATGATCTTGTTGAGCTTTCTCTTGTTGATAACCCAGCCAATCAATTTGCTAATATTGTTTCAATCGAAAAAGTTAACGGACAAACTCATCTAGAAGGATATACATCAAAGATGGAGCTTGAAAATGTTTTCTGGGATTCAGAAAATGACATAGTTTTGCTATCAGATCAGGACACAGCGTTGAGTCCAACTTCTGGTAAGCCAATGCAGAATATCGGTTTTGTAGAAAAAGATGATTCTGATACTGCAGACACAATAAAGTTCTTAGTTGATAGTGCTAAAGGCATTAATACTTCTAAGATGAAAAAGGAGGAAGATCCTATGACAGAAGAAGCAAATGTATCAGAGGTTGCGGAAGTAACTGAAGATGTTGTTGAAGATGTACAGGTCGCTCCAGAGGCACCGTCAGAAGATAAGCCAGCTGATGTTACAGAAGAAGCTGCAGAAGAAGCTGTCGAAAAGACAGAAGAAGCTGTAGAAGAAGTTGTAGCAGAAGAAGTTTCTGAAAGTGCAGCTCCTGAGTCTGTTGAGGACGCTGGAGTTGAGGTTGTTGACGAGGTTGCGAAAGCAAATCAGATTCTAATTGAGTCTGTAGCCGAAATCAAAGACTCTCTTAATAATGCCTTTGGCGATCTAACTGCAACAGTTAAGGCACTTGGTGCTGAACTTGCAGAACTAAAGAAGTCTCTTGGAGTAGTTTCAAACGACATTGAAACTGTAAAGGGAAACTTTGATGAATTTGGAAAGCGTGTTGATCAGGTTGAGGCTGATACCGCATTCCGTAAGTCTGGTGATCTTGGCGAGATCATCCAGGAGCTTTCAGAAATGAAAGTTCAGAAATCCCTTTGGGGAGGTCGTTTCCTCACAAATAACGACTTATTTAAGTAAAATATCACTAGGAGGTGAAATATATGTCGGAAAAAGAAACATTAATTGAAAAAGCTGCAGATGCAGGTGTCGCCGTATCAGGTGCCATTGGCAGTGCAACAGCAACAGGACCAAATGGAAACCTAAGCCCAGCAGCCTCTCTCGGAAACGTTAGCGGTGCAAACTTCGGTGTTACAACTGGTGCTAATGCAGTAAATCCAACAGGAACTCCTGGTGGTATTCTTGCTCCTGAGCAAGCTCAGAGGTTCATTGACTATGTATGGGACGGTACAGTTCTAGCAAAGGATGGACGCAGAGTTACAATGAGAGCAAACACCATGGAACTTGAAAAGGTTAACGTTGGTGAGCGTGTTATCCGTGCTGCAGCTCAGGCTGATGGTGCGTATACAAACGCTGGTGCTACCTTTACAAAGGTGGAACTAACTACCAAGAAAATCCGTCTAGACTGGGAAGTATCTACAGAAGGTCTAGAAGACAATATTGAAGGTGCTGCTCTTGAGGATCACCTAGTTCGTCTAATGACTAACGCTTTTGCGAATGACATCGAAGACCTAGCCATTAATGGTGACGGTACTACTGGTTCATTCCTGTCTATTATGCAGGGATTCATTCACAAGGCAAAGACAACTGGGGATGCTCACGAATCACTTGTAACAGTAACTGACAACGCATGGACTACAGACGTAATGCAGGATATTATTCTTGCAATGCCACGTAAGTACCGTGCATTGAAGAACAACCTAAAGTTCTACGCAGGAACTGATGCATTCCAGGGAATCGTTAAGAATAACGGTACTCTTGCAGACGCAATTGCTGAAGCATTTGTCAACAAGGGCCCAGGCACTGAGTCTAACCGTCAGTCATATCTTGACGGAGCAGCTCAGACTTTCGGTGGAGCACGTACAACACGTGTTCTTGGAGTTGAAGTTCAGGAAGTTCCTTACTACCCAGCTGGCTATGTCGATTTGACATTCCCTGCTAACCGTGTATGGGGATTCCAGAGAGACATCACCGTAAACCGTGAGTACAAGCCAAAGAAGGACACAATCGAATACACCGTATTCGTTCGTTTCGGACTTGAGTGGGAAGAACTAGACGCAGTTGCATTTGCGGATGCAGCAGCTGAGAGCTAAACCGTACTGACATACCTTTGGGGAGTAGGAGAAATACCTACTCCCCTTTGTCATATTCTGATATAATTGTAAACGGAGGTTTATCATGAGCGAAAAAAATGATAAAGATTTAAAATTTACTAGCCCAAAGCCATTAGAAGTGCTTTATGAAGAGGCCGTGCAAGAGCTTTCAGAAAAAGAAACAAAAGAAGATACACTGCCTAAAATAGAGGTAAACCTAAAAGATAATAATACTGTAGCATTATTTGCAGCAGGAAATATTTCACAAGCTAAGTGGGGAGAGCTAAGCAAGGGGTATAATATTGTTAGTAAGGAGACTGCCAATTTTTGGCTAGCTCATAGGACTGTTCGCTTAGCGACTCCAGAAGAGGTAGCAAAACACTACGGCGTTAAATAATGAATATTTTAAGGTTACCCCCATATGCTGATTCTTTTGCGGAATATGAAGTTCCAGAACAAGACACATACAGCATTTATATTAAAAGCCACGATAGGGATGAGCTTTTAGCTTACTATACTGAAACCGTTTCTTATGGTGAAGATACGGTAATTATCCCATGGGTAATTACAGAGCTAGACGAGGACGACAATGAAGTGGTTCTTGTTGATTTTAGAAAGTATGATGAGTATTACCACTTAGAGATTCAGAACAGCGATGACGAAATTATTGTTGAAGATACCCTAACGGTGGAAAGACCATACGTGGATCCTAATTCTTTAGTTGCAACAGGATATACTTTGGCACAAGCAACTAAAGATGAAATGATTGCCAGAGCAATTATTGATTCTGCGACTGATGGTTTTTACTTAAAGTCAAACTGGATGGAAACAACTGGTGAGGGCACTGACTATGTCCCACTTTGGGAAAAAACTTATAAGATTTTAGAAGCATATGAAAACGATGAGCTTGTGTATGATTCTTCTCTAGAAACACCAGCCTTGGGAGACTGGAATTATATTATTACAAAAGATAAGAGTGCAATAACTAAGTCACCTGCAAACTACGTGGGAGAATATAACAGATCAGAAAGTAATCCAAATCCAACCTTTATTGGAGTTTCTGATTCAATTGGAATTTTTGAAACAGATGACAGTGCAAACACATTTACCTTTAGACCAGGAGTAAGCTTCCCATCAAGGTTTGACTATAGATTCCAGCTTGAGCAAGGTTACAAGATTGTGCCTTCAGATATCAAGGAAGCAACCCTAATGCTTATTGATGACCTAAAGTGTGGAAAGCTAGATTACTACAAGAGGTATATTACTAGTTATTCTACTGATCAGTTTAGGATTCAAATGGATAAGTCTGTAATCGATGGCACAGGAAATATTCTTGTAGACAAGATTTTAAACAAGTATGTGAACAATGTTAAAAAGATGAGGATGTTGTAATGTCATGCGAAACTATAGACTTTCTTTATCCATTTTTTGCTGATGTCTATTATCCAACTGTAACTCAGACTACTTCTGGAAAAATCAAAAAAGAATGGACTTTAGATAAAACTATAGTTTGCAACGCATCATCCGTTGGTGGTGCTGGTAGTGAAGAAATAAAGCCAGAAGTTTTTGTTCAGTATGAGGGAAAACTTATATCTAGATCAAAGTCAGATATCAGAGTTACAGCTGATGGAGCACGTCAGTCAGCCACCAATATTTTAATTACCAATATTCGTAATTGTTCAGGAGAGGTTATTTATAAAGAAACCTCTGGCCCAAGGTCTGGAGAGGGAACTGTTTACGAGCTTGCTACTATCGAGCCATTTATTGGTCCTTTTGGAACAATCGAATACTATAAAATGCTTTGGAGAAAAACAGGAAGCCAGGTTATTATAGAGGAGCAAGAAACTTCATGATAACTATTACTTTTAAAACTGATGACCTAATTAAAAAATTATCTAATAGCGTTAAGTATTCTAATGGCTTTTTAAGTGGCATTGAAAAAGGAAAAAGTTTATTTCTTAAAAATCTTGGCAATGGAACAATCATTGCACTAAACCAATACATTGATGCAATGGCCAGATCAGATAGACAAGCATTGCATCATGTTTATGAATGGTATCAGGAAGGCTCTCCTGCTGCTAGACTGTTTGATTTTGATTACAAAGTGTCAAAGGGTGGCCTGTCTTTGGATGGAACATTTAGGCAGTCTAATACTGCATCAAGAGATGCATCAAAGCCATTTTACGATAAAGCAAGAATTATGGAACTTGGTATCCCTGTAACAATCACCCCATCTGGATCTAGTTCTTTAAGGTTTAATGTGGGTGGAGAAGAAGTATTTACTAGAAATTCTGTTAGGGTTAATAATCCTGGTGGAGATGATGTTCAGGGATCTTTTCAAAGAGTATTCGATTCTTTTATGACAAATTATTTCAAACAGTCTTTTTTAAAGGCTTCTGGCTTATACGATTACTTAAAAAATCCTAAGATTTATAAAAATAATTTTGCAGAAGGCGTTAGAGGCGGAGAAGCCGTTGGTGTTAAAACAGGGTATAATTGGATTACCAATACAACAGTAGGAGTTGAAGATGTCTAAATCAGTATCTAATTTACCAGATCCAGCCTACTGGCTAAGGCAGTTTATTTTTAACGAGCTAAAGAAATATCCGTCTGATGAAGTTGCCGTTGTCTCTAATCAAACTTTCGTTCCAATCAGCCCATCTTTAAGCCAGGCAGCAGAGGCAGACTTTTACGAATCTCTTGTTCAGAGTACTGGCCTTGAGCAGCCTCTTTGGATTCAGTATGACAAGCTAATGCGTTTTAGAACAAATCCATTTTATAGGATTAAAAAAGAGCAATTAATTTTAACAATAAACCACCCAGATATTGATATTGCAGATAACGTAACAACAATCATTGAGCAATTGCTGGACAGAGAAGATGCTGCAGCCCAGGACCTTAATAAGTGGGCATCTGAAAATTTTGGCTTTGATATAGAAAAACCCCACAATGTCTTTTTTCATAAAATCAGGGTATTTAAAGCAGACGAATCAAGAGATCTAGTAGAGCTAAATAGCGTTAATCTAGCGTTTGCCAGGACTAGGCTAATCATTGAGTTTGACTACCATGCTTCAGACAGAGCCTATTACGCAAATACGGCTAACCCAGAATACGATCAAGAATACAAGTAGTATAAAAAGACTGATATACTTAGTCTTGAGGAAACACGCCAACACAATTTAATAATGATTCCTATCTAGAAAAAGAGGTGAAATATATGGCATACACACGTGGTAATTCAAATAACATCATCGTAGGTGCAGCTTCGTTCTTCGTTGCAGACACCGTCGTTGATGCGGATACCCTACCAGCTTTCGTGTCAGCAGAATCTTACCGTGAGACTCTATCAGAGGCTCCGTACACTGCTGATTACACAAACGTTGGATACACCATGAATGGTTTGGAGCTTAGCTTCCAGCCTGATTTTGGTGAAGTACAGGTTGACCAGCTCCTTGACGTAGCAAAGCTATACAAGCAGGGCATGCAGGTTAATCTAAATACAGCTTTTGCTGAAGCAACACTTGAAAACCTACTTATTGCATTGGCATACAATAACGATAAGCTATCAGGTAACAAGGGACAGTCTGCAGGACGAACCCTAGACCTAAGTTCAGGTTCTCTTGGAGAGTGCCCAGTAGAGCGTGGTATTATTGCAGTTGGTGCAGGTACAGGTGACTGTGCAGTTGGAGAAACAGTAGAGCGTATTTACGCAGCTTACCGTGCTCTTTCAATTGAGAACGTAACCGTATCTGCAAAGCGTGATGAGGCTTCAATGTTTGAAGTTTCGTTCCGTTTGCTACCAGATGACACAGATGCTTCCTATGGAAAGATCATCGACCGTACATTTGTTCCAGCTACCTAATAACTAAACACAAAGGCTTGGCCCATCTCTTCGGAGGTGGGCTTTGCTTTTATGGTAAACTTATATAATGCCTACAGAAATCTACAGACTAGACTACGTCTACACTATGGATATGATGGAGATAGAGCTTTCACCATTAAAGATTAAATACCTTAAAGAGCTAATGAGTCGTTTTGAAACTATCAAGATTAGTGAAACAGACGAGCAAGCAATTTCAGTTATGGTTGAATGCGTCAGAATAGCTATGCAGCAATACCATCCAGAGTTTTCTAATAGTATTGATGACGTTGAAGATAATTTTGACTTAGTGTCAATTTATAAAATACTAGATGCTGCCGCAGGCATTAAGATTAACGATGAAGAGCCAGTTTTAGAACAGGCCAAAGAGGGTCAGTCAGATTCTACCTGGGACAACTTTGATTTGGCAAAGCTAGAAACTGAAGTGTTTTTATTGGGAATTTGGAAAAATTATGATGAGTTAGAAAAATCTATATCTATCCCAGAATTAACAGCAATATTGAATTCTAGACGAGAGCTCAATTTTGAAGAACGAAAATTTTTAGCTGCCCTTCAGGGTGTAGATCTTGATGGACAGCAGCAAGAAGACCCACAGAAAAAATGGGAAGATATGAAAGCCAGGGTATTTAGTGGTGGTGCGACTAATGACTCCAATGACATTATTGCATTACAGGGTATGAACGCTCAAAAAGCTGGTTTTGGTATTGGCATGGGCCTAAGCTACGAAGTCGTAAAAGGCTAAGTAGCTATGGTATAATTAAATAACCATATGGAAGGACACTAAATGGCAACCACAATTTATACAGAACAAACTTTAACTTTGATCGATGGCACTGAGATTACCGTGCGTCCACTAAAAATCTCTCTTCTTAAGCCATTCATGAAGAAGTTTGAGGGGGTAGCAGAGGTAGCTGAGGATAATGAAAAGTCAGTTAACCTTCTTCTAGAGTGTGTGCAAATTGCTATGAAGCAGT